TGCTCAGTCTGCCCTTGCTGTAGGCTTTGTCGATCCAGTCATTGATGATAGCCAGCATGGTCTGATCTTCCATGGCAAGCTTTGCAATGTCGGACTCGCGGTAGTCACCACCCTTGAACTTGACCCTGGCGGTAGACGCATCGATCACAGCTTCATCTGCTACCTGAAATGCAGACAATCGACACAGATAACCCTGCTTGATCATCTCAGGTATACCTACCTTGTACGCGACACCAGAAAAGAACTGATCATCTAAGCCATAGATAAAGCCTTGGCCCATCCGATATGGCGTAGCTGTTACGCCTAGAATCTTAGGTTCATCCCATTGATCATCATCAAAGTGCTGAAAGATCTTTCGATATCGGCTTTTCTTTTCAGGCCCAACGTGGTGTGCCTCATCGACAATGATGTAATCAAAGTGGCCGCTCGACATCAAACGCTTAGGAGTAGCCAGCGTATCTCTACTAGCAATGACAATCCGGGCATCAACGTCAAACTGATTGAGTCCAGCCGCTACGATCCCTGATGGCGCACATGGCCATACCTTCTTAAGTTTATCTTCTGCCTGAGATACGAGCTCCTGCCTGTGTGCAAGAATAAGAACTCGACAGTCAGGCTCACGTTCAAATAATTGTTTGATCAGGTTGGCAAAGACTACTGTCTTGCCAGCACCCGTGGGTAGTACGATAAGCGGATGGCTTGATTGAGTCTCAAACCAATGCAGCGCAGCTTCAATCGCCTCTTCTTGATAATACCTTAGCTTCATTCCAATGCTCTTCTAACAACTTGATATACGTTTTAAGCCAAAAAGATTTTGCCCAGGGGCTGATTGGATCTTTATGGATTATGTTGAGTATTGATTCCTTTCGGATATCAAATCGGGCCTGAGTAGTTAATGACATACCATGGCCTCTTGTTCTTCTGAGGCTAGTGCTTTTGATAAAAGGTCACGCACTATGGCTGTGTTGCCAATAGATAAGTGGTAAGTCACTGCGTAGATCAACATGGTTTCTGCAAATACATCAGGATCTAAATCATCTGCTACAGAAGCCATGTTCTTAATTAATTGAAGGGCATACTGGTATTCTTCGTTTGCTCCAGGCATTTCAATTTCAAATTCTTCATTCATGTTCTATATCACTCCATTAGTGTTAACGCTTTCTGCGTAGTCATCACAATTCAAACAATAAAAACCTTCACCCTTGTCGTACTTAAGATCAGACTTGTAACAGTCTTCGCAGTACAACTGCCCATGATCTAAATGGGCAAGTGACTCGCACAATGAACAGTACTTATGAGTGTGCCAGCCAGTAGGCGAATCACAGTCTTCATACTCTGCAGACTCCATCTCTACGCTAGGATGCTCTTCGCAGAACTCTGCGTCAGGAAGATTCCATGGAGCGGCAGGGTCTGATGCCTCTGCCTGTTCGCGTGTTAGTTCATTCATTTTTGTCACCCTTAACTACAACGTAGTCTTTGGTTACTCGGCCAAGCTTTGGATTTCCTCTCTTATGCGGAGCAATATTAATCACCTTGTACACAACGCCGTATTCATCTTTATATCTTCTTGGATGACCAGCCACATCATGTTCTCTCACTCCATAAGGCTCGATTCGTTTAAGTTGCTTAGGGGCAACGACCATCCCCTTATTCTTAGGAACCGTAAGCTTAACTTTGTGGTAAGAGTCGTATGGAGTTACGTTTGTTTTTTTAGACTTTGATCCTTGAATGCCAGTAGATATAGGCTCTTCAACAAACCAGTCAAAGTTCATCAAACTCATGATGGCAACTACCCAAGAGTAGTTATGTACTTCCTCTGCTTGATCTAGATAAATACTAGAATTAACTTCGTTGTCTTGTATAAAATTATTAAGCCCTTGGTTCCACCTAGAAACAGCGCACTCCATGTCAGGAGAGAACTCTCCGTCAGCGTCCCCAAGAAACCAAAGTTTTTTAACAAGAGAATCTGAACCTATTTGAAGTCCGTTTTTTTCCCCATGATGAATTAACGGCCCCTCTTTACTCCATATATCGGTATAAGTTGAATTAGGACTTACACCAACAAGTTGATTGATTTTGTGATTGGCAGGAGGAAGTCCAGCATTTTTTCTTCGATCTTCATTTAACTTGTGTTGAGAACTGTTAACTTCAAAATACCGATCTAAAGTAAAGACGTTCCCAGGTTTGGTGGGTAAAAGTCTAGGGGTTATATATTGACGGCCTTTTGGCCCCTCCAACATAGGAACATTAGTCAGTGCGCTAATGTGATATCCAACCAATGAGGGTTTTTGATGTTGCTTCGGATCAAAAAACTCAAGCCACATATTGTAATGCCTTGGGCTTGCGTTGAGCATTGCGTTGTACAAAGCGCGCTGACTACCTTTATTAACGGACGGTCTTAAATAATCTATTACTTCTTCTGATACCTCATAGCTTATTGCCTTTTTTAAATCTGAATAAGGGCGGCCTCTAGCTGCAGCATCTTTTTTGTAATGCTTTTTTATACCAGCTTTCCATTCTTTAGAGGCTTGAAATGAATCAAGCCCATAAAATTTAACAAATGGCCTTTGCAGCGCAGCAATAACTTCCTGCTTAAGATCGCCAATTTCCATGCCATAAATGTTTTCTTGCTCACTCATGATCAGCAGTACCAAGTCACATGGTTTTCTGCCATGAAGATCTCCACCCCAATATATTCATCGGGGAAAGACTCGTAGGCTTCAGACAGCAGCTTTTGCAACTTCAACAAGATTTCTATCTTGCTCTGCGTATCCGCTTCGCCGTGGTAGTTGGTAAACAATGGAATTCTGGTAAGCAATTGCTTGCTGTGATCATGGTCATCTCCATGTGTGTAGATTCGCAGACCGTGGTCGGCGTATCGGTGCCAGAACAGATTCTTGGGGTGGCACACTTGAAAAACATCAGTGCCTTTTGTTAACTGCTCAAGCTCCTCGATGCGCGTCTCAGCTATGCGAAGTTGCTTCACAATGTTGATATGTTGCTCTTGATCCAAGCTGCGTAGCCTGATCTGTTCTTTCAACTGCTCTGTCACTTCTTTCTTTGTTGGTGTTTTCATTTCTATCTCTTGTTGCTTTGTTAAGAATTAGTCCCGTCTTTCGCTGACACTGACGGGCAAGTGATCGGAGAGGTGTTTATGCCCCTACAGCTAAAACTGGTCCCGTCTTCGGCCTCAGTGACGGGCAACTGATTTCGGGAGGTTAAGGTGGAACCCCCTTGGCCTTAATCAGCCCCGCCTGCGGTCACACGGACGGGAACGTGCTACCAAGACTTTTGCCGCACCCAAGGAAAAGGCAGCAAAAGCGTGACCTAAATAGCCCCGCCTTCGACCACCGGGACGGGAACCGGCTTTCCACGGCAGTTTGGTCTGCCGTTGGTCTAAAATAGTCCCACCTTCGGCCACACGGGTGGGCGCGTGCTACTAGGAAGTAGGAAACTCCCTTGGCCTTACTACTTAGTTAAGACCAGCTTGCCGTCTCTAGGCCAGCGGCTGGTGTAGCCTGTGCCTGTTGTGGCTGCTCAGTCTGAGCATGTGGTTGTGCATTACCTGCACCTGCCTTATACCCTGCAATCTTATTACTAGGACCGTACTGACCTGATCCTGGTTCAACCTTAATGGACGCAGTAAACTGCTTGCCCATGGATGCGCGTAACATTTCAGTGTTCAAAGATTGAGATACATCTTGGCCAGTAGCGCCAATGAATCCTTTCAATCGAGCAACACCAACTTGGTTGTTCAACACAAAATAATCCCAAATTTTACGACCTGCATAGCTTGGTCCAACTACGTTGAACTCAACCTTGATCATCTCGTTTCCAGCCTTAGACTGCTGCTCTTCGTACATAGCCGCCGACAGAGTGTAATCCCCTGCTGGAAACGGCTCAGATGCACCACCCCCACTTGCCTCGATGTTACTTACATCGATCCCTTGATCTAATAGACCCATAACTGCTGCTCCTTTAAGCTGCTTCTTCGTTTTTATTTGCAGACAATGCTGCGGTGTAGGAATCCATAAAGGATTGCCATGAGAACTCAATCTTCGATGGAAGATCAAGGCGAGACTTTGCGTCATACGCTGCTGCAAACTTGGTGAACAAACTGCGGTTACCGTAGCTCACGCCACGCGCCTTCTGACCATCCTTGATTAAGGTGGTTTCATAGTTAGCAAACAGATTGAAATCAACCCAGTCCTTTATCAGGGCGTTGACCTTCTTGTTGCAGCGCATCTCCCAGCGATCATAAGGTTCCAACTCAGGATCTTTGTACGCCTTGGATGCAACGTGGCTTAACAGAATGATGTTCATACCTTTCTGTGTGTGAGCTACGTTCAGCCCATTTAACAGATGAACCCATGCGTTCTCTTCTGCCACATAGAACGCGCCGTACCCTGCCTTTGGATCTGCCGCGCTTGACCAACCATTCTGAGCACACACATATGCTTCGCCCAACTTGGCGGCAGCGTCAGTCGTATCCAGAACCACGGTCTTGTAGGCATGATCTTCAGTCACAAGAGTCTTCACTTGCTCGATAAGATCTTCCCAAGTATTAGCTTGAGGGAACCTTGGCGCATCGATGAAAGACAATCCGTCTTCTGCTTGCATGAAGATACATGCATCTGCATTAGCACCAAAAGTGCTCTTGCCTATACCGTCTGTGCCTTGGATGTTTATCCGCACTGGGGGTATTAGCCCACCGCTTTCGCGGGTACTCGTAACCTGCTGAAGTAAAGACATATTAGTCCTCCTCTTGTAGTAGTTTTTCAGCATTTATGGATTTGACCCTAGGGTCCCCTAACTTAATTGAATGTGCGTCATGCCACTTGGCAGCTTCGGCTGGACGAGCCAATGCATATTCCTTGAATGCACGCATATCAATCTTGTATGTAGTTTGCTGAGTAATGAAGGAGGGCCAGTCTTGCTTTGGGATTGATTCAACTACTTCATCAAGGATCATTTGATCCCAGATGTGATCTCTCTTTCTCTCGACAGTGATGCCACCGTCTGTTCTCTCGCCACCCTCGTTATGGATCGGAGCAAGTATTGCACTTACTTCTTTCGTATCCAACAACTCGCTATTCAACTTCTTAATCGTTCTGTCTATTTCTTCTTTTTTACTTTTCGCGCCTGCTAGTTGCAGTGCTAAACACTTGGCACTTGTCATGCTTCTTTCCTTTTCTTATCAACTCATCTCTCTACGAAACAGATAATGCAGGAAAGTCTCAGGAAGTACAATACCTTTTTATAAAATAATTTTACAAACGGATATTACATTAGTAGTATGGGTCAACTGAACTAACAAAAAGAAGTGTCATGGAATTTATGATTGAACAAAATGTGCCGAAGCCAAGCCACCCTACCAAGGGTCAGGGCAAGTGGCAAAAGCTTTTGAAAAAGATGGCGGTTGGTGACAGTGTGGCTGTCAACTCAGAAGAAAGTGTTAGAGGCATTAGATCGGCAGCGTACAAAATGGGCATGACAATTTCAGCAATACGAGTTCAAGAAAATATTTATCGCGTTCACAGGAAGTCTTGATGATGCCATTCTTAGCCAGTAGCTATGACGGGCCTATGTCTCCTGAAGCAAAAGCAGAACTATTACTTGAGATGTGGGAGCACGGGCTCCATGTGATTCCTTGTGGCTCACCAACTGAGGTGGTGCCGCAATACTTTCGGACCAGGCATCCGTTCGACTCTGAAGATGAACTCAAAGCCAAGTGGGCCAAGACACCAAGGGTTAAATGGCAGCACTATCAAAAGGTTCAGCCGTCTCAAGATGAGATCAAGCAGTGGCATAGCCAATATCCTTCTGCCAACTGGGCGGCGATCACAGGCATAACATTTAGCGTAGTCGATGCAGACTCAGATGATGCAATCAATTGGATTGAAGCTGGAGCTATCACAAGAACGCCATTGAAGCAGACAACGCCAAGGGGAGGAGCTCATTACTTCTATTCACTTGGCTCTACCTTGATTCGTAACAGCGCAGGAAAGAACAAGCTCGATGTGCGTGGTGACGGCGGGTATGTGATGGTCGCGCCTTCGCACGGTTATGTGATGTCATGCGATGAACAGTATGCCGTTGGCGGCATGGATGATCTACCCGCCCTAGTCGATAACGATCTGCAAATGGTTCATGTCTTCAATACAGGCAGCAAGGTCGAATCGATCCGCGAAAAACTAACTGAGGCTCCACAAGAACAAGGCACGCGCAACGATACCTTGGCAAGACTAATAGGTAAGTGGGTCAAAGAAGGCTGGGGTATGCGTGAGGTTCTGATCAAGGCGCAGGACTGGAACCAAACATGCTTTCCTCCTATGGACTTGATCGAGGTAACCCGCACAGCCATCAGCATAGTTAACGGGCATATCAAGCGACACCCGGATGATGTGAATGCAGGGGTTATGGGGTGGGAGACATCCAAGTGGCAGACTGATATCAATGAAGACCTCAAGGTCATTCAGTCACAAGAAGATCCAATAGAAGAAAAGAAACGCGAGGGTGAAGAAGATAAGTTATCAGGCCCACTAGGATTACAGCCGTTCAGTGCTGATTCATGGACGGGCATGACAGACAGCGGCATTCAGCAATACTGGGGCGATGCATTCATATTTCAAAAGAGTCGGGTGCTGTTACTTGGTAAGCCAAAGATTGGTAAGTCCAACTGGCTTGGTGCATTTGCAGCGGGGGCAACTACAGGTACAGACTTCATGGATGTGGAGTTCAGTCGGCCACTCAAGGTGATGTGGTTTCAAGCAGAAATCATCGCAGAGTTCTTGAAGCGCAGGATAGACACCTATTATCGTCGGTTTGATTTCGATGACGATCTCAAACGCATGGGTCACAACAACCTGATCATCAGTGGGCGGCTTAGAAAGAACCTTATGCGGGACCAAGACATCGAGCAGTTCAGCCAAGAGATTGAGTTTCACAAGCCAGACATCGTTATGATTGACCCGATCATTAACTTCTTTGATGGTGAAGAGAACAGCAACACAGAGATACGCAAACTACTGGATCGGGTAGACATGCTGATCGATATGCATGACATCGCTGTGATCATAGCCCACCATACAGGTAAAGAACGGGCAGATGATAAGTCGTTTATGTCTGCGCGGGGCGGTAGTGTGTTTGCTGGTTGGTTCGATAGCGGTATCAAACTCAGCGGCGAGAAGCCAGATGTCTCTATTTTCTATGAAGCACGTAACGCAATGGAGCCCAAGGAACATCTAGCCAGCTTCGACTTTGGCGATGGCTTGTGGAAGGTAAATGAGTTTACGCCTAGGAATACAAAGCCTCAATTGACTGAGGATGATGAGGTGGCTATCGCAAATGTTGTAGTCGATGCAATGAGCAGCACAAAGTTTTATCTGCGTAAAGAGCTTGAGCTCCTAGCCAAAGAAGCTCTGAGCAAATCAGGCATGAACAGTGGTAACAAGGCTTCTCAAAAAGCCGTGTCTTTTGTGCAGAAATATAAGGGCAGCATAGTTAAGACGCACGCACAACCTGGGATGGCGGTGTGGCACTATCTGGAATCAAATGAAATGACAAAGCCTTGGGAGGCATAGCGATGAGTGATGAAAAAGAATTTGGATATAGAGTTAATTATAGTGGAACTCATTGGGTTCTGGTTAAAGCTAAAGACGAGCATGAGGCAGAAAAAAAACTTAATAGTTTCTACAACAACAAAGTAGAAAATGAAGGTTTGTGGGGTTACGAAATAGATAAAGGCCCAACTAATAGATATGAAGACAGCGCAGATGTGCGATTGATTATGCCGAAAGATTATTAACAAAAAACCCGCCAGCGGTGCGTATCGTGGGTGAGATGACGCGCACATAGCGGGTAACCCAAAGCAACAAGGGTCAAATGAACTTTACCAGTAAAAGGTTAACAAATACATGAGTGCAAAGATAACAGTTGAAGCCGAAGTTGAGGATAATTTAGTTGAAGACTTCATCGACACAATGAAAGCTTTGAGTGTGCTGACTAGAGCAAACGAGGATCTCAACGAAACAATAGGCGCTCTGTCCAAGAGCATTGCCAAGAACAGTGTTGAGATAAGGCGGCTGTCTAAAACGGTAGAGAGTTTAATTGAATCGATGGAAAAGTAATGAAGCGCAGTAAGGTTTGAAAAGCAATGAAGAGAAGTAAGGTTGAGAAAGAAGTGGGGCCTGGTGGCATGATGCTACGCGCAATAGAGGCACAAGCACATGCACATAATCGGTACATAAAGAAGAAGCTGGATGAGGTTAAAACAGATTTGTTTACCTATGATGAACTGCTTAAGATCTTGGATATGCAGGTGGCGGGTGAATCATGTGTTGCTATGGCCAAGAAGATGGAGCGGCCCGAAGTACAGGTGCGACACCTAATTAACAGGACAGCATGGCCAGGTCCTAGGCAGATAGGGTGAGCGATATGAAGAGCGATATGAAGAGCGATATGAAGATCGTTGTGAGTAATGAATGGCATGTAGAATGCCTGTCATGTGGCACAGAATATTATTTGGTTGAGTACCCCGGAATGGACTACAAAGGGTGCCGTAACTGTGGCAAAAACATACTGTATGTGACCGACCATAGAGTGAAGGTTGGGCCTGTGAAGGGGCCTAATGGTAGGCCTGTGAAGGGTCCGAATGGTAGG